TTGCTACCGACTTGCCACCATTGCCGGGCGGCGTGCTCGCCGTGGAAGTCTCGCTCGACGATGGCCGATACGTGGCTGTACGTGTCAACGCGAATACTGCTGGGATGCTGACTGCGACTGTCGCATTCATGTGCGAAACAGTGACACAGGTATGGGATAACATTCGGGCTCAGTTGGCCTCCAACTCAGGCTTGCAAGTTGCTATCACGCCGACACTGGACACCAATTGCCCCTCCGATCTGCAACGTCGCAGGGTGCTGGTCGGCTACCAAGAAATCACCCGGTACACCTCGATGGTCAAGAACCTGATCAATGAGGGCCGTGTTGCGCACACTGGTGAGACGATGCTGGCTGAGCATGTCGGTCGAGCTGTGGCTGTACGCACTCCAGGCGCTATCGCGTTGTCATCACAAAAATCATCCGGGCCGATTGAGTTGGCACGATGCTTAGTGTGGGCTGTTGGCATGATGAGCCGACCACGACCGATGGTGAACCGGCCAGTCATTGCATCGAGTGCCTAGACTGTTCGCACGATGGCATTCTCACTAAAGCGCGCAGTACCAAATACCACCAACGCACAAATCGGTGCGGCTGGCGCTGCCGGCAACCCGCTGGTTGGCAACTTCATCAACTACACAGCCGATTTCAACCGCCAGCAGGCAATCCAAATACCCACCATCAGCCGCGCACGTGACCTGATCTGCTCGATGGTTGGCTGCCTAGAAATCCACCAATACTCAAAGCAGTGGGTCGGTGAGGACTATGAGGATGTGCATCTGCCCGATGACACGTGGTTTCATCAGCCAGATCCCAACGCGACACGCAATTTCATCATGTCGTGGACAACCGATGACTTGATGTTCTACGGTCGAGCATTCTGGGTAGTGACCAGCCGATTCGGCAACGGCTTCCCGGCAACCTTTACGTGGATTCCGGCCGCCGATGTGCAAACACTCGATCAGGCTGGGCCGCTGTATTACGGACCCAGCAAACAGATTGTGTTTCAAGGCTTGAGCCTTGACCCCAACGACGTAGTGCAATTCCTAAGCCCAATCCAAGGCTTGCTGAGCATGGGCGCTCGAGCAATTCGCACCAACATCAACCTTGACACCAGCGCTGAGCGCTTCGCAAAAAATCAAACTCCAGCCGGTGTCCTAAAACAAACCGAGGGCGAGCCATTGAGCGCCGAGGAACTAAGTGAACTCGCTGCCGGATTCGCCGCTGCCCGAAACAACAATGCGATTGCTGCGTTGAACCAGTACGTGGACTGGAAAGAGTCCTACATGGATCCGAGCAAGCTGCAGCTGACCGAGGCACGCACATACCAAGCACTTGAAATGGCACGTATCGCCAACATTCCTCCGTACCTGGTTGGTGCACCATCAGGATCCGGCATGACGTACCAAAACGCGCAGCAGGCACGCCAAGACCTGTACCTATTCGGTGCCAAGCCATTCATTGATTGCATTGAGCAAACACTGAGCCAAAACAGCGTGACACCACGCGGTCGATACATTTACCTTGACGTTGAGAGCTACCTGGAGGAAGCCGACATGTCTCCCGAGCAGGACAACGCTGCACCTGCTCGGGGGCTACCCTCTAATGACGAAAGTGAGGCGTAATGCTCAAGCTCACCGCATCCGAAACATTCATCATCGCTGAAGAAAGCGAATCGCCCAGGACAATCTCCGGCGTAGCCGTGCCATGGGATGTAGAAGCCACCGTCTCGGATGGCACTCGCGTCAAGTTCGCTCGAGGCAGCCTGCCAGTAACCGGCAAGAAACCCAAACTGCTCAAATACCACGACGACATGCAGCCGGTCGGCATCGTGACCAGCCGCCTCGACTCCGAGGAAGGCATGCTGTTCACCGCCCGAATCAGCGCCACCTCCGAAGGCAACGACATGCTCGAGCTGATCAAGGATGAGGCCGTGGATGCCGTCAGCGTCGGAGTGAACCCGATTGAGTTCAGTTACGACGACGAAGGCGTGATGGTGATTTCCAAGGGCGAGTGGGTAGAGTTATCACTAGTCACGGCACCAGCGTTCAAGGGTGCTACGATTACAGAGGTTGCAGCGACCGAAGGCAAGTCCAACGACAAGGAGTCCCAACCAATGACCGACCAGACCGCCAGCGCCGCAACCGCCGCTGAAAAGCCTGCCGCAGCGCCGACAGCGCTCACGTTTGCTGAGCCACGTCGCGTGCCAGATCGACTTCCATCGGCCGCCGAATACGTATCGGCATTCATCCAAGGTGGCGATGCATTCCGCAACGTCAACCGCATGATCGCCGACCATCAGGCGTACCACAATCCGTTGAAGGCTGCTGCCGGCGACGAAGTGACCACCGATGCACCCGGCTTGCTGCCAGTGCCCATCCTCGGCCCGGTGTACAACAACATCAACTACCTGCGCCCGGTCGTGTCGGCCATCGGTGCACGTGCGATGCCAGCCGCAGGCGCGACGTTCATCCGCCCCGAAATCACGACCCACAGCTCGGTTGCTCAACAGGCCAACCAGCTCGACACGTTGAGCTCGACCACGATGGTTGTCTCATCCAACACCGTCACCAAGCTCACGTTCGGTGGCACGGTGCGTGTCGCTGAACAACTTGGCGACTGGTCAGACCCGGCATTCGTCAACATCGTTCTGCAAGACCTGGCCAACCAGTACGCAGATCAGACCGACAACTACGCGGCAGACCAGCTGTACTCGGGTGCCACCAACCGTGGTACGTGGAACGGCTCGGCCACAACCCTCGTTGCCGAGATCTACGAAATTGCTCGCTGGATCAGCGCATCGAGCAACGTCATGCCAACCCACTTGTTCGTCAGCCCGGCATCATGGGCCAAGATCGGTGGCCTGGTTGACACCGCAGACCGCCCACTGTTCCCCTCGGTCGGACCGTTCAACGCAGCAGGCACGCAAAACGCGGCTAGCTGGAACGGCAACCCACTCGGCCTCACAATGGTCGTGGACAAGAACTTTGCAACCGGCGCAGGCGCGGACCGACTCATCGTCGGTTGCGCAGCAGGCCAGTTCGCAGGCTTCGAGATCTTCGAGCAGCAAAAGGGTGCAGTCTCAGTTGAGAAGCCGGACATCCTGGCGCGTCAAATCAGCTTCCGTGGCTACTTCGCCACGTTGATGCTGGATGCGACCAAGTTCGGTTACGTCAACTGGACCTGATCCAAGTTCACTCCCTCCAGGTGACATTGAACGGTGGCAACTTACTCGGTAACCCATAAGCAGGTTGTCAGTAACGTTGCCATCGTTCAACTGCTTGAGCCTCACAACTTTGAGGTCGGCCAGTCAATAACCATTAGTGGCATCAATGCCACGTGGAATGGCACGCACAAGATTCTGGCGCTGCCTGAGTACTACTTCGTTGGCGTATCCCAGCAAGGTGATTACCAGTATGACACTGACACCATCATCCCGAATCAGGTGCAGTTTGCGCTGACCACGGATGACGCTGATCGAGCAGCCGCATCCGGCACAGTCACGTACACCATTACGTGCAGCTGGATTGTCCTGGGTGATTTGGAGGATTACCTGGGCTACACGTTCACGAATCCGAGCGCCGATCTGGATGTGGCCAACATGGCTGTCAGCGCAGCCAACCAGTTCGCGTACCGTAAGCGCCAGGAGTCGGGCTACTTCGATTCCCCGAGCTCGGTGCCGGGTGGCGATGCCAAGCTGGCTACCGTGCAGTACGCAGCAATTCTTTACCGTGAGCGCGGCTCGACCGAAGCGTTTGCATCGTTTGACCCACTGGCCACAGGTGGCCCGGTCACCGGCAACTACGGCCAGATTCTGCGCCTACTCGGAGTCAATAAGCCGCAGGTGGCCTAATGCCTGACACGCTGTTTAAGGAAGGGTACGACCAGCTCGTAGCCAAACTGCAAACCATTACCGGGCTGACAGTGTTCAACGACCCACGCAATATCAACGTGCCCTGTTGCATCGTCGAAGCACCGACAATCTTTGTGGAAACCAACGTGGTTGCAGACATGCAATTTCGTGTCATCATCGTCGGCATGGGTACCGGCGACAACCGCACGCTCGACCAGCTGCTCGATCTAGCCGACCTGATCCGTGAAGCCAAGATTGGTTTGACCGAGGCCCGACCCACGACCGTTGACTACGGTGGCGCGGCATACCCGGCGTATGAATTGACAATCAACACGAAAGTCAGCCCATAGACCTACTAGAATGCCAACAGGCTTGCAGCGAGCCTCCAACACAAGGAGATTCGTTACATGGCTGTCGCAACTACCTACCTCGCAAGCCCCACATTCGCAATCGGCGCATCATCGGGCTCAACCGCTGACCTGACCGACCAGTGCAAGTCGGTGGTTGTCACCAAGTCGCGTGAGTCACTCGACCAGTCATCGTTCGGTGACAGCGGCCGTCAGTTCGTCGGTGGACTCACCAACGTGACCATCACAGCCACGTTGCTGATGGAGTACAGCTCCACGCCTGGCACCTACGTCGATCTCACTGCCCTGGTCGGCACGCGCTGCTACGTCGCAGTCAAGCCAACCTCGGGCGCAATCAGCGCAACCAACCCAGAGTTCCAGGTCACCGGCGCTTACCTTGAAGCGCTCGATGTGGTCAACGGCTCGGTGGGCGAACTCAGCGAAGTGGAAATCACGCTGGTTGGCGGCACCTTGGTTGAGGACACGACCCCGTGAAACTGACCATTCAGGTGTCCTACAAGACACCGGCCGGGCAGCAGGTCACTGAATCGGTCAACACAACGATTGCCACTGCGGCAGCTTGGGAGCGTAAGTTCAAGCGCCGTACCTCGGATTTGCAGTCAGGCGTAGGCATTGATGATTTGATGTACATGGCTTGGCATGCATTGACAGCCGAAAAGCGTGAAGGCCGCGACTATGACACGTGGCTTCAATCGGTCGAGGATTTCAGCGTGGCAGAGGTCGCGCAACCACACCCTACGGATCCGGCAGCCTCAGACGCGGATTAGCGGAACTGCTGTTGGCTACCGGATTCTGGC